TTCCATAGCTTCCTGTCGAGTCTCGTGTCTGGTCAGTATAATGGTCTTAAATAGGTCAGGATGAGAAGATAATTCCTGTTTCCAGATCGATTTGTAGTTCTTTGACGCAACTGATCCTCTATAACCTTTGTTGATATTGTCAACCGATGTTGACCCAATGTAGAAGGGAGGAAGTTTGTTTCCGGTATAGACGGTGAGGTAGGTACAATAAATAAGTGTAGGCATATGCTAAATCGTCCTTAGTATGTGATTAGAGGGTGGCGGTGTTTCAGCACTCCACTCTCACATCTTATTTAGTAAAATCAGATTTTCTGTAATTCCGAATCTTCAAAATATGAAGATTTAGATTGTTTAATTTTAGTTTGTTCAGATTGAGAAGCTACTCCGTTGAAATGTCTGTGACCTATTACACGATTGTAATAAGCTTTATTCCCATCATCTAAGGTTTCAAACAAAACATTTAACGAGAATTGAAGTCTCTCTTCCGAATAACTGAGTTCAGCTTTACCAGAACACAATTTTATGATATAGAATCTAAAATTAGTCAACCCAAACAGATCAATGTCTTCATTTAATGGGACACAAGAACCAGTGTACTGTTTCCAATCCGACTCTATATATTTCCTAGATCGTCTACCATTTATTTTTTTACCACTTTTTAAGAATTTGAAATTTTTTTTACCGATATAAGATACCCCATTTATAGTATTCTTAATACAGTATAAGAATCCATACCACTCAGAAGAATCAAATTCGCCGATTAATGATGTATCCCAGTGGCCATATTTATCGTGTGTTGTTGGTTGTAGAGTATCGTCTGTTGTCATAAAAATAAGGGGAAGAATGGTCTCCCCTTATTTATATCTAGAGTAATCAATACCAACGAATAACATAATATTGTTAGTGTATTGGTGGGATAGAGGGTGGTGGAGTAAAAACTCCATTATTATAACTCCAGTTAATTCCTGGAATTACATCTAATTGATCGATACGAATCATATTGCTGTAGATTATAGTATTCTCATCCGCAGCAATTACATTACCCACTATATTATTATTATTGATTATTGCGTATTGAATTCCCATATTATCCTTTTATTCAAACCAGGTTAAAATACAAATACCATTTGATCCTGATGCCGGGCTGGTGTATCCATTACCACCTTGACCAGAATTTGCACCCTGCTGAGTTACTGTGTATAGTCCACCGCCTGCTCCGAATCCAGAAATACCAATTCCTGAAGCAGGTTTACTGGCTAGTAGTCCGTTGGCTGGGGAAGTGCCGATAACGTTATATTGTGCTGGTCCACCAGCACCACCTCCTGCATACCAACTGATCGGTCCAGTATAGTCGTAGAAGTTCATACCCACATAGTAAGAACCACTTAAATAATCTATTCCGCTACCTGGCACACTACTATAGTAGTGACCGCCGCCTGATGCTGATCCAATAAGATAAATGGTGGCAGCACTGTGAGATGCGCCAACAGTGCCTAATGCAGCTCTAGTTACATTAAGTGAAGTGGTGCCACCACCAGAATTAACGTACACAATTTCACTATCTAGTAAAATATAGCTGCTATTGACAATTGAATTTGTTGCAGATACGGTGAGTGTGGTGCCACTAGTTGTTGCTACCGTACCAGTTACACCTGATGTCCAATGTATTGATGAATATCCACCATTATTTAGCGTGCCCGAGGAGGTGGAACTGGATCCTCCAGCACCGATGGTTACATTGATTGTTTGAGTAGTGGATAATTGAATAGTGCTGGTACACACCCCACCACCACCACCACCGGAATAAAAAGCGTTTGGACCGTCGTTAACTCCACCACCACCAGCACCGACCATAAAAGCATCAACCCAGCCACGTGATGCCAGCAACGCAGCGCTGGGTGTAAAAGTCCCAGTTGCTTTGAATACCTGGGATTTCTTGACCTTTCCACCCAAAAATGAACTAAGATTTGACATTAATTATTATCCTTTTTTAACCTAATACCCAACCAAGACCAGTATAAACAAGATCAAAGGGTGATGCCTTATCAACTACCAAGGGAGGAGCAACTCCCATAATTCCTGTTGAGCCAGTTACTGAATAGTTATTTATTGTGGAATCCTTTGGTCTGAATCCTACGAAGACTCCGGTGGATCCTGGAGTCGGCAGAGTCATCACACCAGTCGATCCGATATTGTAGATGGTATTTGCTACCAGAGTATTATTACCCACAGCAGCCGTGACAACATTCTGATTGCCTGTGAGAATGCCTGAAACAATAACACTCGAAGAGAATGTGGCAGCACCTGTAACACCCAGAGTAGTTCCTACTGTGGCTGCTCCTGTGGTACTCAATGATGCAGAGGCCAGTGTAGAATTAAATACGCCAGCACCCGTGACAGTAAGTGCCGATAGAGTTCCCACAGAGGTAAGACCTGAATTAAGAATACCAGAACCCAGAGTGGTTGCACTGAGTACAGAATTCCCACCAACATAATATGCAGTCGAGGTAGCAATATTACCAGTAACATCCAAAGGTTGAGCCGGAATAACATTACCAATACCAACCTTACCACCAGCCACATACAGATTGTTGGTGTTGATGGTCAGACCAGTAGGCACCGAAAGCACACCAGCCGAGAATGTGAATCCAGTCGAACCACCAAAGGCTCCAGCATTATTAAATTGTACAAAGGTAGTGGATCCACCCGGAGTGGCAATGTACTGAGGATTGACTTTCTTGACCAATCCTGAAGAGTTCTGATAGATCAACAGATAATCATTGGCAGCATCTACTGAGGTGATTGCACTCTTATTTGTAAATGCAGCAGGAGTTATTGTGAAGTTTATGTTACCACCAGAGATTGCGGAAGACAGATCCGCACCAGGTGTATAGTTGATCCAGGACGTTCCATATGCAGCAATCTGTCCAGAAGTATATCCAGACCCACCAATTGATCCTGAAGTTGCACTGATTACATCAACCTGGTCCGCAAGTTGATTTGTTTTCTGCGCCCATTGAGCGAGAGAATCCGAACTTTTAAGCCTTGACGTTGATGGCATTAACTATTTCCTCTAGAGATAGCCGAAAGTAATAGAGCTTTTATTTCCTGAATTTCTTTCGCAACAGTCCCGCTCAGTTCTTCTACAGACTTCCTTAGAGTATTTATTTCGTTCTGAATCTTCTGTTTCTCCAGGAACTCAGTCCGAGCCTTATTATCGACAAAGTGAATTGCCTTTGAATAAGGATCTCGAATAGCTCCTGGTGTATTAGTCTGTATGAAGTTCATATACTCCAACCTATTGTAGTACGATTGATCTGAAGTCAGATACTCGGGGAACCAGTAGCGGATCGGTACTCAACATAACAATCTTGATAGCATACTGAATGAAGTTGGTATAGGTAACTCCACCAGAGTTGTAGTAGATTGCCTGTGTTGCACCAGTCGCACCAGACGCATAGGGCAAGAACTGATATTCAAGGAACTGAGTTGGATCAGTAGAATAGGTAGATGTCGCAGGAGTTACCTGCTGCATCAGAGTCCAATTCTTTGAGGCCAGTGTAGAAGAATCATCAGCCGACAGAACCTTGTAGTAAACAAGGACGTTTGAGTTAGCAGGTTTATTTGCAGTCAGATAAATCTTGATGTAGGATGAATTGGTACTGAGCACTACTGGACGTGTGATGTACTTGGCATAGGCACCACCACCAGTCGGTCGAGTCTCATCCAGAGTAATATCATTCACCACAGCAGTTATACCAGTGGAACCAATTGCCGAACCATTGTATCCACGAATGACAGTCAGGTTAGTTGTACCAGAAGTATTACCACCAGAGACCACCTGCATAAATTCAGCACCAGGACCAGTAGCTCCGGTGAAGTTTAGAATATCATTGTTATTGATTGTAAGAGCATTGGCAACAGGAATGATTGTTGAAAACCGATTCAGTAGTGCCAGAGCACCAGTGGCCGCAGGAGTTGTGCTATTGTAGCCACGAACTACTGTGATACCAGTCGCACCCAGCGCACCAGTGATATTGATCTGTTCCGCACCATTGATAATAACACCAGAGGTAGGAGTCGAAGAACCAAAGCTAGTCGCACCAAGTTGCTGAACCACACCAGCACCTGTTGCAGCCAGAGCACCAACAATCGTGATACCAGTCGAACCCACAGCAGCAGTAAGAGTTGTAGTAAATCCAGATACGTTATTGACTACGTTCTGGATGGCAATAACTGACTGACGAGTTGCATTGAGCACCGGAGAAACATACTGAGAAGTAGTTGAACAAGTAACTTGTTTACGGAATGATTCTCCAGCAGTCACTACCTGATAAGCACTCGAAGGATAGGCAAAGTTCTTATTGGTTGGTAGTGTGGTATATGATCCATCAATAACACCAGGACCAGTAGATCCTTTGATTGCCTGAACGATTGATGTGGAGGAGAACGGATTGTATGATTCATCAGGAACCATAATCACATTAGGACGAAGCACTCCCTGAGGTTTCCGATAAAAGGTGATCGGAGTTCCTGAGGGAATGGAGTAGTTCAATGTGTTTGATAGTGTGATCGACCCAGCGGTGACTGATCCTCCGGTGATTGTGGTAGAAGAAGGAACCGCACCAGTCGCTCCAGTCGAACCAACAATGGCACCATACACCAGACTCGGAGCCATAATATCAGTGAAGTATAATGTTGCACCAGTAGAACCTGCTACTGTATTGATTGTGATAATATTATCAGCCGCAGTGGGAACACCACCAGAGCTATCATAGTCACTCCAGGTTGTTACGAAAGGCGCAGCGGGATTGAACTTGCAGTAGTATAGATTGAATGCAAGATCCGTAGTAACATCAGCCGTCCAGGAAGAAGCATTCTGGGTTCTGAAGATATTACCAACATAGGGTCTCTGAGAGATCAGGGTCGAGGTACCGATTTGTTTCTGACCAACCACAGCAGCCCAGGGTGCATACAGATTAGAGTTGGCAATCAGAACGATACAGTATTCGCCCGGCTTCAGATATACAACATTCGGAAAGGTTACAGTTGTGGCCACAGTTCCGGTTGTTGAGGTGTTGACCGAAGCCGCAGAGATGGTTACTGTACTCAGAATGTCTGTGGGTGAAGGATATCCATTAGAAGTATCTCGAATCTGTACTGTAAGAGGCAGAGTCGGATCTTTGGTTGCAAAGAACAGATCGGCCTTGGAAAGGAAAATGCCTTCAGGATAATTCTTACCATCAATATAGAATGTCTGAGCCAGAGGATAGATCTTTGTCTGGGGTTGATTCTGAGACAAGGACTGAGAAGAAGTAGCATCAACCAGGGCCAGAGGAGTGGCCAGATTCAAGGAAGGATCGGCAAGACCCTGAACCTTATAGGTTGTCTGGCAACCAGTGGACTCGGCAGTTCTGGTACCATTAATATTATCAGTAAGAAGGAGAATATTAGAACCAGTGTAGTAGGCACCCAGAGTGATCGCAAAGGTACCAGATACAGATCCAGCAGCATCAGTTGTTAGTGCTCCACCCAGTGTTCCACCAGTCGGAGTTACACCAGCATCAGCAGTCTTACCATCAAAGAATGGATATACTCTGGTGAAGGGTTTAAGACCCACAGCCGAGAATATCAGAGTCCGTGAACGAATGAACTGAGTCATCGCAATATTGGTAACCATATTACCAATCTGATATTGATTCAGACCAATCGGAGGAGGCACCGGAACATTAGTCGATGAAGTTACTGCAACGCTGGTTACTGAGCGAGGAACTAATGTAGTATTGGTAACATAAGTTGGTTCTGTATATAGATTCCAGTAACCAACAATATCAAGACCGTAAGAAGACCACCCGAGGAAGGGGCCTTTTCTAACAGCAACAGACTCTGTGGCTATGGCCTCACTGTGGCCAGAAAATATTGCTAGGGGACCGAATAGTTTATCCGCCGTGCTACCCGGAGTTATGGGTTGTAGACCATAGACAGCACCCGTGGCATCGGCTCCTCTGGTCGTTGTTGATACTGAATCATACTCTGTGAGGTCCTCATATGATGTTGTTGTGTGTACACCATACCAGAGATTATTCCACTGATTGTACAGAGACCCATAAGGATTGACGGCACCCGGATGGAAGTTATCATAGATACCATTCGGACTGGTGAGATTGACAGGACCAACCTGAATATCATACCAGGTATCATTGTTCGGTGTGATAGTAAGACTACCGACCCAATCAAAAACCGAGAAGGGATTGAGATTGATTGGAGTAGTTGCCTGAGGCTGAGATACTACGGTATTCGAATCATCGAACGCAGCAGTAACAAGATCACCCCTCTTGGTATATCCTGTGGCTCCATCAGTAGATACCAATGATAGACCATATGATCTCTGGAGGAATGATGGACGAAGTTCCTGATCAGCAATATCAATAGAGCAAGTATTGTCCGGATTGAACACATCAGAAATATTTGTTCCGGTGAATGAATCAACCAGAATAGAGTTATTGAATCGAGTATTACCATTGGCATCAACCACATTAAAGGTCGAGGTGGATTGTTCCAAGGCACTCAGAGCAGCATAATATTCAAGGTTGACGATTCTATCTTCCAGCTTTGAGATATCATTCATTGTATATCTCTTGTTGCTGATCGCAGTAAGACCTACTGAATCAGTTCCATATGTATACGCAGGAATGTACATCGTATACAGGTCAAGAGAATTATCAATATCAGCAGGAGCCTTGGGCGACTTGCTGGGTGTGCCTGTGATATCAAGGAACTTACCATCAGAGGTTACAACAATCTTATCGATTCTCGGAAGGTAATATGAAATGGTAGAGATGAAGTTGGAGTTAGGAGCAGCAATTGTCTGAGCACTGACGAATGTAGTAGAGGTCAGCTTTGTTGGACGACAATCGATAGCATTGAATAAATTGATTCTTATTCCGTGAGAATCATTATAGTACTGAGGCAGATTCTTATTGCTATATGAATTCGCACAGAAGAACCCATCATTGATACCATGAGAGAAGTATTCAAAGAAGATTACCACCGGAGTGGCCACAGCCTGACCTGTACCTAATGTGACAGAAGATAAGTCATAATAATTATCTCGCTGACCATTATCGAATGTGTATTTACCAGTAACATCATTGGCAGTATTGAACCAATCCGTCGAGGTAGGATTACCTGAGGCAGTGGTGATGATCTTTACGATTCGAGTTACGTCTGACACACCCAGAGAAATAGTTCCCATTCCTGTGGCCGAGTAGACATAACCTGTACCAGAACTACCTGTGGTAAATGTAGGACATACATTGTATGTGGAGGCAGTGGTTACTGTGACAGGAACTGTAAGGGTAGCTACCTTTGTGGCACCAACATATGAACTGACAGTATATACAGTACTGCCTGAACCAGTACCCGAGGTGATGGTGAGATTGCTATAGAAGTTATCAGTAACTGATGCATCAGCCGAAAGAGTAACGTTTGTGCTGGCAGTAGAATTTGCAGCAAACTTACCCTGAGTTGATATCGGAGCCAAAGTCTTGGTATTGGGTACCGCATTACTATTATTGATGTATGCAGTAACAGTCAGAGTACCAGAACCAGCATATCCGGTGATTGCGGAAATGGTTGCTGTCTGCTGACTAGCTCCTCCAGGATTATCCAGAGCCAGTGTGTATGTTGTGACAGGAATGTATGCAGTGCTAGAGTCCCCAGTTACAACATAATATACTGATTTGGTTGCGGAATCTACTGTGGTTCCTGCGGTACCTTGGAAACGTTCACGAGCAAATGGAGTCTGGAAAGTTCCTACTCCAGCAGTAAGAACCACAGAGAACTGTTTCCGATAAGACACATTCATCGTGCCAGTCGATAGATTATCTACAACATCATATCCAGTATCATATACCAATGAAGTTGTTCCGGGGAATGATAGAGCAGCCGGAGTGGTAACCAGGAATAACTGAACCGAAGATGCCTTGACAATATTATCACCAATCGCAGTAACAGATGTGAAGGTCTTATTGGCAGTGGTGATAGTTACATCAAACAAATATAGATTATAACTGCCAACAGTTCCAGAGTATTCGATGTTTCTTGCTCTGGCAGTACCGATGGTTACATTGCCGCTATCATAAAGATACAGACTCTGGAAAGAACTGATGGTGGGTTGACCCTTGGAAAGGGTTACGATTGCATAATTTCCATAGGTGATTGCTGTATAATGATTTGTATCCGTGGCAGTGGTTCTTGCCTTATTAATCGGAAGAGATTGCTTGGCGATTGTGGATATCTCAAAACCCTTTACGAATGCTTTACCCGGAGCAATCTTGAGCAGCATCGAAGGACCAGTCGCACCCACAGCAGGATCGACTTCAAGATTGGCAACAAAGGGATTGACAATGAAGTCGCCATTTGTATCATAGGTTCGTCTTGCAAGAACCTTTAGAATTTCAGAGTATGAAGGACCAGTGATTTGTTGCTGAAGAACACCAGTATCGACTCGGAGAATTTCAATAAAAGAACTTGCACTGGTTACAGAATTAATATCCAGTGCAGTAAGAACCAGATTGATCTGAAGTCGATCTGCACCCGGAGCAGCATAGTTATAAGAACCATTGGCATTATCCAACAGAGTAGTATCTACTGTGGAATTCACCGTGGTGATGTTGGCGACTAGACCAACTTTCTTGGTTGGAACATTATCAGTCTTATTCAGATACACGGTCTGAGCAGGACAGATTACAAAGCTACCCTGAGTGAAGAAGATACCATTGTCGATTGATACTGTTGAGGACGAACCAGAGAAGGATGCAGCAGCCACAGTGACATTAGTTAGTGTGGTAAGACCCCCAGTTACTACAACAGATTCTAAGGCTGAGAATGAGAGGCCATTCTGAGGTACATAGATAAGAGTATTGGGATCTGTGGAATCTACGGCAACAACAAGACCAACTGCTCCACTGGTTCCACCAGTAATTGTGGCACCAACGAATGCGGTGATTGTCTGAGCATTACCTGACAATACAAGATACCGAGCAGTCGTAACATCCAGAGTAGATTGTCCGCCCAGAATAAGAGACCCATCATTAAAGATATGGCTACCGAATCTCTGGACCTGAGTCTGTAGAATGGCCTGGAGTTGGTTTAGTTCTCTTGCCTGGACCGCATACCCCGGCTTGAACAATACTCGCAGGAAGTCCTTTGTCTCAGGAGAGTAGTCATCAAAGTAGGGTGCTGAATTAAGAGTGGAAATTACAGACATTTAATAGTTGGCCTCTGAAGTATTTATTAGTAGGTGATGACAACTTTTATATCTTCTATCTGATCTGGGTATCTTGTGATGGGCTTTCTGTTCTCTACATAAAGAATATCTCCCACGTTGACAACAGCAGCCGCAGGAGTTACCGCAGTTACAACAACTGAATTGACCTGATCTGAAGTGGTGAATGTTCCTGTTACTGAAGTGAGATAGATTTGTTTATTGACAGCATCATACTTCACGACAGATCCTGTGGCAAGACTTGATGTACCTGTTACGGTAGAATCCAGAGCAAAGGTTCCTGTGGTAGCCAGAGTAAGAACAACACACTGATTCAATACAGACGAGTTAGCAATAATACCATACTTAGAAGTTGTATCAGGAATGGTTGTCCAGTTAGAAACAAAGGACACGGCAGGATTGACATAGTTACTGATTACATTAACCTGACCTGCACCAGTACCAGATAGAATTACCATACTCTTACCAGCAGTGGGATAATATGGTGTGGTTGAAATCATAGGAGAAGTCGCAGCGTGCAGAGCACTTAGCCTTAGAGTATTGGGTCCGGTGGCACCACCTGCTCCTGTCGCACCTGCATTATAATATGATCCGGTGAAGATGGGATTGGAAACAATCCCGATCTGCCGATACTCATTGGTGTCTACAATCTGACCACCTTCATTACCATTGACTCGAACCTTGACCATAAGATTGGTGGCATTCAATTCTTTGATAGCATCGGCACCGTGATAGGGAGCAGAACCAGCCAGAGCATTTTGTTGAATCGTCCATTGATCCGAACCATCATTTGATGTAATGGTTCTTACAGACAGCCAGCTAGTTGTTTGAAATTGTTCCGCATCAAAAGCCGGAATGGTATACATATACTTCCAGATGTACCCATCAGTAAGAGCCGAAGGAGTCGATGCCGAAGTAGATGTCGAAGTAGGTTCAACAGTACTTCCTGTGCTGACATTGCTGAAGTTACCAAGACACTTATATACTTTGTTGGAAGTGTTGACAACATAGAATGGTTGAATATCAAAGGTGGAAGGAGTGGTACCTGATAGAGTCAAAGGATTGGAAAATGTAATTGTCGGAACCACAGTGTACCCAGTATTGCCTGAGGTGAATGTAATTGCAGTCACGGAACCCGCAGAGATAGTGGCGACGGCGATGGCTGTGTTTGGTGCCCCAGTAATAGTTACTGTAGGAGCAGTAGAGTAGTTAGAACCAGGATTTGTAATTGTATATGAAATTACTCCACCAGCCACAGTTGCTGTGGCCGTGGCCCGAGTATATGTCTGAGCAGTGGTGAGAGTCTTGATATCTACTGCTGCACTATACTGTTGATACTTTGTGCCAGTAACCCAACTATAATAAGGAACCACATTAACCACATTGGTAGGTTGTACTCTCTTCATATAGACCATATCACCGAAGATATCGTTCTGAAGATTAACACAGTCCAGGGGAGTATCAGGAGAGTTATCGCCATTGGGCCAGGCAAAGGGATCAGAAAATGAGAAATAGACACTCTGATTTGTCACGTTGCTGACAAAGTTATTGACGTTCTTGAGTCTGAGTGATTCTGTTAGAATGTTTGGCATTTCTTCCTTATACCTTTATGATATTTATTTCGGATTCTTGGATGGATTTAATTCTCTTACCTCGTGTACTATAGTTACCAGATACAGAAGCCACAGGTATATTTAGTCCATTACAGGATAGAGTCGAGGCAGTGAAGTCAGGAGACACTGGATCTTTGAAAATGTAGAGTAGGTTATTATCCTGATCCCATTCATCAACACTTCCCTGAGCACCCGAGGATGGCTGCACAACTCTGCCACCTTTACGAATTTCCGGCGGATCAATAACTACTGAGGGAGTCGAAGTATAACCAAGACCATTGGCAGTCAGACCAATACTGGCCACAGTACCACCAGACACTACTGCATAAGCCTGACCACCAGTATCCGTAACAGTAGTTCCAGAATAGGTGATAGTCGCCCCACCACCATTCAGAGCTACTCTGGGAGTTTCAACATATCCGGCTCCCACATCAATTACTACTATTCCGGTAATAGATCCATTGGCAATAGTAGCATTGGCCCGAGCAGTATTGAAGAGTCCGGTGGCACCAGGAACAGAAAGAATCACTCCACCCGTCGAAGAGTATGTGAGATAGTCTGCGGCTGGAGCACTGGTATTACTCTTTAGATCCACATAGGCAAAGGCAGAAACAGTCACAGCAGTAGGATTAGTGATTGTTACTTTGGGAGTCGTGATATAACCAGAGCCTGTTGCACCTAGCGTCAAGCCAGTAATAACTCCACCAACCACCGTGGCGTAGGCAGTGGCCTGAGTTCCTACCAACGGAGCATCGATTGTAACCAAGGGACCAGTCGCTCCTGATGAATAACCAGAACCACCAGAAAGCAGAGTGATAGAATCCACATAGGTCGTGAAGTAACCAGAATTATTATATAGATCCTTGGAGATATAGTATGTTGAATTGGTAGTCGGAACAGTCGAGAATGCAGGAGAATATGTGATGATTCCTGAGGCACCATCAAAGCCTACGATGGTCGAAGACTGTCCTGAGCCTGTGCCCGAAGTAACATATAACTTGTAGTCCCGGAATGCGTGGCGTGATGTACTGAACGCAGTGGCTCCTACAGTATGAGCAGCGGCAGTAGTTGAATAATACCCACGAGTAACATTGAGAAAGGAAGTCGCCCCTGCCAAAGAACCTGTGGCTCCATTGATCAACATCTTCTCGGAGTCAACCAGAATAACATCATTGGTATTATAGTAGTCGTCTTTCTGAGTAACCACAGGAATCAAACCAGTAGAACCATTCACCGCAGCGGACAGAGTAGAGACCACATAGTTGGTGAATCCATAGTTGAGGAGATTACCAAAGGCAGTCGCACCCTTCATCGTACCAAGGGTATTATTGACAAAGGTGAACCGAGGATTTTCCAGAAGTCTATAGCTACAGACCGATCCTGTGGATCCAAATTGAATCGGAGAATCAAAGGTAATACTCTGAGTGACAGAATTATAGCGAGTGACTGTGCGAGTAAGAACACCAGTGGCACCAGTGGCACCAATGATGGCAGTGAATCCCACCAGATCCGAATCATTGGTGAAGTGTCCTGATGCACCAATATTAAGAACTCCGGTGGCTCCGGTAGATCCCTGAGTTGTGGTAGTGCCCGAGAAGTCCTCAAAGAATATGGGTTCGGTATAGCTCTTGAAGAAATCGATATTCTGATAGGTGGGTCCCAGTGCAGCACAGGTCGGAGAGGACGAACTCACAATACTAATATCAGGTCGAGGATTTACATTGGTCTCGGAGTCCGATGCCATATTGTATGCAATCTGTTCATTCAGAGTAAGGAAGATAAAGTACTTGAGTCCAGCAGGATGAATGAGTTCTTCGATTAGATTCTTGAACTGAGTGATTGATTGTTCGGCTCGAAGTTCATAGGAGAACTGCTGATAGTAATATGAATCCTGGATCTTCTTATTGGAAGAGGGTTGACCATCGGTACCCAGATATGATCCATTGGCAACATAGAAGATACCTGTGGCTCCGGTATTATAGGTGGTACCAATCTTCTCGGCCTTACCAGTGATAGGATAGTTGTAGATATCTTCTGGAGTGGAGGAGAAGGTTCCATTTATCCCCGAGAGATCATAGAGATAATATCCACCCGGAGATCCAACAGAATCCACCAGAGCCACAGCATTGGAAGTATTACCAATTACACGGTGACCAACATAACCATTGGGATCTATTCCCGAGGCACCTGTCAAAGAGAGATAGTTATTCTGAGTCCACTTACCATCGGACACCCGAAGCATATCCGTAGAAGGATAGTAGAAGTTCAGATCCGTATTGAAAAGAATTCTGTACAGGAACCTGAGTGAATCTTCTGTACCCTTGGACCCATAGAATTGTTTGATGAACTTGACAAACTTATTGACTTCCACAGTAACATCATTGGAATGTAGATTGACAGGGAAGTTAGGAATATACTCATTGGTCAGATAGGTGGTGAGCAGAGCATATTCATTGTCGATGTCCCGGACAGAGACAGAAGCCTTGGTCGCCTGATTGATATTACCAAGATTGTTTACGACTACAGGAGCAGCAACAGCACCAGATCCCTTGGTATCGGTGATTACTATTTTGACTGCATCGGCATCGGTATAACCAGATCCATATCCACTGACAACAATCTTGGTAAGCTGTCCCTGCTTTACCACAGGAGTAACCACGGCACCCTTGGTATCACTGATGTATTGACCATAGGTTACTGAACCCACAACGTTATCAATGATCTGTATTCCTACAGTAGGAGTAGCAGAATAGTTATTGCCCGGACTACTCACCTTTACTGCAATGAGTTGACCAATGGATCTGTCCAGATATGAATAGTATTGCTTGATGAAGGACACAAACAGCGGATAGGTATCCCGGATGTATTGGGGGATCTGAGATTCGATGAATAGACTACGATTGAAATCCATATTAGTTGGCCGTCACAGAGACTAGAATATCAGCAGGACTGACAGTCAGAATGGTATTTCTCTTGGAAGTAATATTACCAATCGAGAATTCCTCGGGCTTGACTACAATATCAAAGGTACCATCCGAGTTAACCTTAGAGGGTGTGAAGTTATTCAGAGTAATGATACCAGTAGTATAGTTCACAGTCCCGGCAGTCAGGTTGACATAATTCACAGTCTTGACATCGGTACCGACGAAGTTATAGATTCTGATGTTACCCATTGAATCATCATCGAGATATAGATTGGCCGTGCCCGTATTCAGTTCGGTATCATTCGCTGCCTGGAATGAATACTTATTCTGAACTGATCCGGGATGTATAACATTCTGGAAGTCGATGGTATATTGTAGAGAGGCATTGAGAACCACCGGAATATTCTTTCTCATTGTTACCTGAGTGAGGTTACCAATGATAGTAGGATCGGCATTGTCAATGAGTGACGTGAACTGGGAGTAGGTGAAGTTAGTAGAGAACTGAGTGAGAGTGGTCGAGTTATAGGTATTGATCGCCGCAATCACAGAAGTCTGAATGTCGCCGGGTCTCTGGGAAGTCGCCTTCGAGTTATAACTGACATTGGATGATATCTGTAGAAAGATGTACTCTGGGTCGATGATCTCTGGAATGATAGAAACAATATTCTTATTGGAGATGACATCATTGAGTACGACTTGTTTCTGGGCATTGCTGAGGACGAGACCTGTTGTGGGTTTGAACGACAGGAAGACCTTGCCGTACTGGGGTGGTATGGCGTCCTGGCCGCCCCACACGCTCACGGAAGAGGCGAAGGGATAGTCCCGTGTCAGAAAGTATTTGTAATCGTCTGTGGTGACCGAGCGAGACTGAGTTCTGAAGTTCTGAAGAGAGTTCGTCTTGATGGAGTCGGTCTGCTCTTCGATGGCCCCACCCGAGGACGGCACCACATTAGTATAGGTGAGACTTCTGGATATACCATTGATGGGAGTTGACAGAGTGAATTGAGCACAACCATTAGATACATCAGCCGATGATGTCTGATATCTAATAGTTACAATATTACCCGAGACCAACTTCTTACCCAGGACACCATCACCAAACTGAATCTCATAGGATCGTGTGGGAGTCTCAAAGAGATAGTAGGTGGTCGATGTGGGAGTGAGCGTAGTAATAGAAGTAACAGGAGAGTAACTTACCGTGGTGGTATCGGTCGCCGAGTTCTGTACAGTGACAACTACCGAGTCCAGATCAATGCTGAAGTTATTGATCATGAACTGTTCATTGGCAGATCCCTGAGAAGTAGACGAGGTACTTACATAGGACCCTTCTCGAATTGATATGTCCGAGAATGTATATCTTCCTGATAGGGAGGCCGCATAGTAAGTGTCTACAGGAGAGAATGTGTAAGTATTATTATTCAGGGTGGTAACAAATACTGTGGTGGAATCTATCTTGACCTGAGTGTTCTCCGGGTCAGTACTGAGAAAGTAGAATGATAGTTTGGCAATGGATGACTTGGATGACTTGGGAGTGTATCCCATGTTCTTAGCCAGAGATACTACAGAGGATCTAAGTTGTGCCGTGTCCACAAAGTTCTCATTGACAGCCATGTTGAGGTACATGGAGTTGTAATGAGTATTGAAGGCGAGGATATCCATGAGGATCGATAGACCAGATCCCTCAAAGTTGTAGTCCGTGAAGTCTGAGTTATTGGCAATGAACGCAGCGATGTTACTTCGGATGGTTTCAAAATCTAATTCTGAGACAAGCTTGGTGGTGGTATCGGCCATAGATCCTCTGTAACTATTTATAGTATACAAAAGAAAAGCCCCACCGAGTTATCGATGGGGTTTCGGTTTATTAATCAATCGGTAGGTCCAGACCCAGGTTATCAGGCTCCCCAAGTATCAGTGACACCAGTAACAGGATCGGAATAGTATGCGAATGCTGCCCGTCCCATGGGTTCCATCAGACCCATAAACTTCCTCAGGTCCAGCGTCTCTTTCAGATCCGCAATGAGTCTCTTGGCAGCAGCCAGACTCTCACATGGAATATAGAGAATGTCGATCAACTCCAGATCTGCCTCGGGATTCAATTCACAACCCAAGGGATCAATTATAATTTGTAAGCTGTTCATATAGCAGTTCCTTCTGAAGTTGTCAAGTACTAATATGAGACCACGGCATAACCAGAGACCCAATCAGTACCAAAGACACAGGCATTACCGTAGACTAGGGCCTTATCAGAGACCCAGGCATTATCCAAGACCCAGGCATCACCAAATACATGGGCACTACCGTAGACCATGGCACGACCCGAGACCACAGCACTATCATATACTATGGCACTATCATATACCATGGCACTATCATATACCATGGCATTACCAGAGACGCAGGCCTCACCCCAGACCAGAGCCTCAGGTCCAACAAAGGCACTGTCGGCTACTAACGCTGTATTCTCGACCCAGCCACCACCATTGGAATGCTGGTGCCAGGTATCCAAAGTGGCATCAGGGAATTTAACTTTCAGATCAGAGAGTGTCATAATCAAACCTTATATAGAAAGTATATCAGTTCCTTCTGAAGTTGTCAAGTACTACTTCGAGACCACGGCATTACCAGAGACCTTGGTATTACTATAGACCTTGGCATTACCAGTGACCTTGGCATTACCAAAGACCCTAGCAGTATCAAAGACCCAGGCCTTACCAGAGACCCTGGCATTACCATAGACCTCAGCATTATCCGAGACCCAGGCCTTACCAGAGACCACGGCACCACCAGAGACCATGGCATTATCCGAGACCTCAGCATTATCCGAGACCACGGCATTATCCGAGACCATGGCCTTACCACAGATCCGAGCATCACCAGAGATCTCAGCATTACCACAGATCCAGGCATTATCATAGACTATGGCATCAGGTCCAACGAAGGCTGTGTCGTCTACTGACGCTGTGTTCTGGACCCAGCCACCACCATTTGAATGCTGGTGCCAGGTGGTCGAAGTTGCATCAGGGAATTCGAATTGTAGTTCAGAGAGTATCATGTCGTTTCAATCAAACCTTATATAGAAATTATATCAAATGGTGGGCGTGGTGTCAAGTACTATTCTGTGACCCAGGCATCACCAGAGACCTGGGCCTTACCAGAGACCACGGCATTACCATAGACCCTGGCATTACCCGAGACCATGGCATCACCAGAGACCTGGGCCTTACCACAGATCCAGGCATTACCAGAGACCACGGCACCACCAGAGACCTCAGCATTACCAAAGACCCAGGCATCACCAGAGACCACGGCATTACCGTAGACCCATGCATTATCAGATACCCTGGCATTACCATAGACCTCGGCATTACCAGATACTCTGGCATTACCATAGACCTTGGCATTATCCGAGACCCTGGCATTACCAGAGACCCTAGCATTACCAGATACCCTGGCCTCACCAGAGACCACGGCCTCACCATAGACCATGGCATTACCATAGACCTTGGCATTATCCGAGACCCTGGCATTACCAGAGACCCTGGCATTACCAGATACCAGAGCCTCAGGTCCAACAAAGGCTGTGTCGTCTACTGACGCTGTGTTCTCAACCCAGCCACCACCATTGGAATGCTGGTGCCAGGTTTCCAAAGTGGCATCAGGGAATTTAACTTTCAGATCAGAGAGTATCATGTCGTTTCAATCAACCTTATATACAAAGTATATCAAATGGTGGGCGTGGTGTCAAGTACTAATATGTTACCTCGGCATCACCACCGACCAGGGTATAACCAGATACCCTGGCCTTACCAGAGACCTTGGCATTACCAGAGACCTTGGCATTACCAGTGACCTTGGCATTACCAGAGACCACGGCATTACCATAGACCC